AAAGCAATTCAGAGCTTTATTTCATGGGGCTCAAGACAAGCTCAGGGGTTCAGACTGCATCATTAAAATCAATTCACGGCCTTTCGACTTGGTACATGGAGGAAGCTGAGGAACTGATTGATGATGGAACGGATGAGACCGAGTGTACCTTTGATAAAATCGATAATTCTATCAGGACGAAAGGGGTTGAGCTTAGAACAATTTTAACTTGGAATCCATCGGACGAGGATAGTTTTATTTATAAACGGTTCTTCAAGGAGCGAGGGCTTGATATTACCTTTAATGGCTTGGTTGATGATACGCTTTATATTTACACGACATATCATGATAATCTAGCTAATCTACATCAGTCTTTTATTGATAAAGCTGAGAGAATTAAAGATGTTAATCCATCACGGTACGATCATATTTACATGGGTATTCCAATCAAAGAAAACCCGTTTGCATTGTGGAAGCGCGATACAATGATATCGCCTTATCGAGTTCTTAGTCCCCCAGATTTAAGGCGTATTGTAATAGGTGTTGACCCCTCTGTTTCCTCAACTGGCAGACAAGATGAATGCGGAATTATCGCTGGGGGGATTGGGTACGACAATAACGTTTATATTTTAAGAGACATCAGTGCTATTCTGTCACCTGTTGAATGGGCTCGTGTTGCTGTTGGTGCTTATAAAGACTTGAGAGCAGATTGTGTTGTGGCTGAGATAAATCAGGGCGGTGACTTAGTAGAGCTTAACCTTAGAAGTGTTGACCCGAATGTTCCAGTTGAAAAGGTTAGAGCAACAAGAGGCAAGATATTGAGAGCTGAACCAGTTGCGGCTTTATATGAACAAGGCAGGGTTCACCATGTTGGGAATTTCAAAGAGCTAGAACAAGAAATGATATCTTATACAGGAGAGAAAGGGCAAAGCTCACCGAATAGACTCGATGCTCTAGTCTGGTTAATATTTGAGTTAGCTTTGAAGGACGACACAGACCTATCAATTTCGTTCTTATAGTCTATGTATTTGCCCGATACCTCAGATAGTATAAAATAGAGGTATGTGGGATTTTCTAACCAGAAAACTTAATTTCAAAGCGTCAGTCGGTCAGCAACTTTTTACCAACCAATGGGAGTTCAGTCTAGCCGATCTTGAATCGTATGCAAAAGAAGGGTATAGTCAAAATCCCACAATTTATTCTTGCATCAGTCTTATTGCCGATGCGTTTGCCTCGATACCGCTCAAAGTTAAAGTCGGTGATGAGTTTAAACCAGATCATCCACTTCAACAGATACTAGACCAGCCAAACCCCGATGAAGGCGGTGTTGAGTTTAGAACGGCTGCGGCCTCGTGGTTATTATTAACAGGTAACTGTTTTACAGAAAAACTAAAAGTCACTTCTGATAAAATGGAGCTTTGGAACTGGCAACCATATCAGATGTCTATCGGTTATGCCAAGGGGCACCGTATTCCTTTACGTTATGCATTTGCTAAAGGCACAGATCACGCTCGGTTCTGGGATGTCGATAAGATAACAGGCGAGTCTAATATGCTTCATTGGAGGCGGTTCAATCCTTCACCAAATCAAAGCGGTATGGGCTTGGCTCCACTATCTGCCGGTGCTGCTAGTGCTGACCAGATGAACGCAGCTTCCAAATGGAGATATAACACATTCAAAAACAATGCGGCGCCTTCTGGGGTTCTATCAACTGAGCAACAAATCGATGCGACTAAGCGCAAAGCTCTACAAGAAGACCTGAGCAATAAACAACAGGGCGAAAGAAACGCTCGTCAAATCATGTTGCTCGGCGGTGGCTTGAAGTGGCAACAAGTTGCAATGAGTCCTCAAGATATGGACTGGCTGCAAGGGACTAAACTATTAGCTCAAGAGATTGCCTCTGTCTATCGTGTTCCTACTCAGTTACTTGGAATTGAAGGGTCACAGACATACGCTAACTTTGCTGAGGCTAAGATTGCTTTCTATACTCAAGCGGTTCTCCCTCTCATGGACCTTTATGTTTCAGAGATCAATCGTTTCTTGGGTGGTGACTTCGAAGGCGCAACTGTTTGTTATCAGTCAGAAGACATTGAAGCTTTAGAACCTTTGAGGGCAGAGAAAAGAGCCGAGTTGCTTCGCACTGATGTCTTAACAATCAATGAGAAACGAGAACTATTAGGCTATGAGCCACGAGAGGAAGGCGAGGCGAATATGCTTTTCGTTCAGCCTAATGATATACCTTTAGACGATACGTTTGCGGATGATGAAGATGAAGCGGACGCAAGCGAGGAATAGAAGGCGTCAGCTTCGAGAGATAAATGAAATTGACAGGATGGAGCGAAAACTTGAACGCACCGCAATGCCTAAGATTAGAAAACAACTGAACCAGATAGCCCGTGAAGCCATCGACGCTTATGCAACGGGTGGTCGTATTGGTGCTGAGTTCGCGATTGAAGGCGGTCGTCAGAGAATCGGTGAGACACTTGAGGCAGTTTATAAGACAACTATTAAGAAGACCGAGAAGCTTTTAAAAGAGTTATACCCAAAGGATAAAGCGAAGGTTGAGCAAGTAAGACGTGAGCTAGAGCGGAACTTTAGAAAGCAAGCAGAGAAAGCGGCAGAGCAGATAAGTAGAAGCACAAAGAACCAAGTGAAAAAGATCGATGAGAAGGATATTCCATTCGATGAGAAACAGAAGGATATTAAAAAGAAACTAACTTCAAACGGTCGTCGGGCTCAGTTAATTAGTGAGGTTGAGATTGGAAGTGTAACCGCTGAAGGTCGTGATAAGGTTAGCCGAAAGATATATGAGAAGGCGACTCAGAAACAATGGGTAACGACTAGAGACAGTAAGGTTCGCGACTCTCATCAACATGCAGAAGGTCAAATCGTTGGGATTAAAGAGAACTTTGTCTTAAGAGGTAGGCGAAGTGAGCGAACACCTTATCCAAGATACCGAGGTTTGAGTGCTGCGAACCGTTGTAACTGCCGTTGTAGAATGATATATTTATGAGTAACGTCCCACCAAGTAAACGAGAGCAGTACCTAGCAAACTCAGGTATTGAGCTGAAGAGTGATGACACTCAGTTCGATGTTGCGGCATGGAGAGAAGAGCTAAAGACTTTAATTTCTGGCAAGGTTTCAACTGATAATAGTAGCACGACCTTAATAACCAATGGGTCGAATTTCACAGGTGCTTGGGAATATGTAGCGGAGTTTGATAGTTTAGTTGTATCGACCAAGACAGATCAAAACGGATATTTTGAGGTTCAATTTTCACCTGATGGATCAAATATAGATTCTACTTTAACTCGGTATTATAGAACGACACAAATAGAGGCCCCTCATCGGTTTACTATTGCTAGGAGCTACGCGAGGGTTATTTTCTATAACAACTCTGGGTCAGACCAAACATTCTTTAGGCTTCAGGTTCTGCTTGGAGATAAAACACCCCTAAACGCTCCAATCGATTCAACTGTTCCACAGGACTTTGACTCTGTTATGGTCAGACCGACAGATTATACAACCGAGACAGCTTTGGGACTTAGGCAAGGCAATGGCACTTGGAATAAGTTCGGTTATAATAGCGATGTAGATGCTGCATCCTCTGAGGTCATAGCCTCTTTTGGTGGTGCATTCAATCAGCAATTATCTAGTGCCGAGACGTTGGATATCTCTTCAGATAATGCAGCCGACACAAACACAAGCGGCACAGGTGTTAGGCAGTTAGTTATTTTTGGTGTAAATGGTGATTGGGATTTAGTCACTGAAGTAATTGCCATGAGTGGTGTTTCTACAGTCACAACATCAAACTCATTTCTTGGCATTAACCGAATGACGATATTCACTTCTGGAAGCTCTAACTCAAATGTAGGAACTATCACAGCAACGGCAACAACAAGCGGGAACACGATGGCTCAAATGCCAGCAGGGCAGGGAACAACACAGCAATGTATTTTTTACGTTCCAAGGAATTATCAGTTTCTAGCGACTTGGCTTTACCTCTCTGCTATCAAGTCGTCAGGTGGTGGAAATCCTAGTGTAACTTTTTACGGTTATGTTTATTCTGGCGTGGTAGATTCTAGATTTGAAATCTACAGGGACTCGATTGATACTTCAGGCGGTGGTGAAAGGATTGAATTAAAACCAAGTGAGCC